TAGTTGGCGGCCACCTGCCCCAATGCAGGGGACTTGAGGCCGGTCATGATCAGCTCGCGCTGCATGTCCTGCTGTTGCAGGTCTTGAGCCGCCTGTGCCTCTTGTTGTAGCTGCTCAGGCGACTTCACAAGGTTAGTTGTGTCGATGGATTCGGCTGCAGCAAGCCTGCGAAGCGCTTCATCCAGGTTGAGATACCGCTGAGCAATGTCAGGACCCAGGGTTTGGGTGGCAGTGGTGATGAATTGCACGAGCTTGTTGCGATCATCGCCGCGGCCAATGGCTTCCAGGCCGGTAACAGGCTTGGGATTGACCAATGCTTGCCCGCTTTGGCCTTTGGGGAAGGCTGCCAGCTTGCGTTGACGGCGAAGAATGTGCATCAGTCGGCGCACCAAGGGCAACTGCAGCTCTTGGGTGAGGATGGAATACAGGCCGCCGATGCCAGCTTCCAGCTCTTGGCTCATGTAGCGGATCTCTTCTGCTGTCACCCGCTCGCCAGGGCGCTGGATTGCGGTGTTGAGCAGGAACGCAAACTGCAAGCGACCCTCAATTCGGTCAATGGTGTTCTGCGCAATGCCCAGGTCTTGAGCCTTTTGGCTTTGAATGACGGTCACATCAGCTGCGCTGCCCTGAACGATGGCGCCATTGGGCGCATTGGCCAGGGTCCTTGGCCTGGTTGTGCCATTGGGATTGACCAGGAACAGGATCTTGGCAGCTGCTGCAGCGCCTTCCAGCACTGATTGGTACAGCGACTCAAGGGCGAGCAGATCGCCGTAATACTCCTCGATGTAAGAGCGGCCGTACTCCTCGCCGTCAACCCGGTTGAAACGCAGCGGAATCCATGGGGCAACGTCAATGTCGCACATGCCATGGGTGCCGGGCACTTCTTTGCCTTTGACCTCTTGCCACCAATGACACTTGCCGTTTTCAAACTCGATATGGGTGTAGATCTTGATGGTCTTGACACTGCTGCGGCCGCCGGTTGATTCGTAATCTTCTTCTTTGTCGTCCAGCTCGGCGTACATGGACGGGGGCAAGGCCTCCTTGTAGATCTCTTCTTCAACAACAATCTCGGTCAGGTTGCCCATGGGGTCCCTGACACACACGAACTGGTTGAAATGGATGACCCGCAGCCCTTCTTCACCGATGTAAAGCAGGACATTGCCGCCAACCAGCAGGTGCTTAAAGGCTTCGTGCATGGCGGCGCGGCCGCCTGACGTTTCAAAGACGGACATGACTGCCCGCTCTACCTGCACTAGGGCAGTATCCAGCTCAGTCTTGATCTCTGGTCCTGCCTCGGCAACACGCAAGGCAAGGTCATCAATCTCCAGCTTGAAGAAGGCAGAGTTCGGCGGGAACAGGCTGATCAGTAGCTTGCTGGCCAGGTAGTTGACACCCCTGGCACCCAGCGATTGGTATGGAGTTTTGAGCCTGCCACGGTCATTGAACCCTGCATCAGGGATCAGGCCGGGGATTGTGACTTTGCTGCAATCACGAGCGCGTTCAAGAAAGGCATCCCTGTTGCTGACCAGCTGCTGATAGCGGGCCGCGGCAGTCCCTGCCTCCTCTTCGTTGTAAGGCTTGCTTTGGCGGTCAACGCTACCAGTCAGGTTGAGGTCCACTGGATCAAATGGCAGGGATGCTTAAACCGCCGGTACCACCGGCAATGTCCGTGCGCAGCTGGCGGCGACCAAAACCTCTGCGGATGGGGATTGCCATGTCGCCTGCTGCGGCCGCTGCTGCCGGCACGGTCTCCACAGCAGAAGCTGCGCTCATTGCAGAAGAGGCTGGTGCAGGCGGTGGCGGTGCTTCAGCAATGCGCTTCTGCTCAGCCATCTGCTCGCGCTGAATGGCCATCTGCTGGTCGAATTGACGCTGTTGCATCTCCATCTGCTGCTTCTGCAGATCCAGAGACTGCTGTTGTGCAGCGGCACTACCGCCGCCACCTCCGCCGCCGCCACCGCACATAGGTCAATCCTCCTCTTGCTGTTCAAGATAAACGGCACGCAGCATGCGCACCACCTGTCGCTTGCCGGCATACATCCAGATTGCTCGCTTGCGGTCTGTGATGTCCGGGCATTTTTCGGGAATGGCCTCTTCCAGCGCTTTGATCAGCGCTTCGTCAAGGATTGGCCAGGCGATTTCGTCGTTCACTTTTTCTTGGCGGTCTTGGCTGATTGCTTGAAGTCCTTGGCGGTAGGGGCACCCTTCTCGCCAGGCTTGCGCATGCGCTCGCCGGAACCAGCCTTGATGCGTTCGCGCTTGGCGTTGATGTTGGCGTAAAGGCCTTTCTTTTCTTTAGCCATGGTTGTCAGTAGTCCCAGCGGACAGAAGGGCGACCAGGGCGAACCCCAAGATGAATGAAGCCGCGACGAGCGCCATAGCCCAAAGAGTAAGGCCAATTCTGGTCAGCCCAATCTTGCAGCTCTTTGACGCTCATGCCATCAAGGTAGAAGTCGATGGCACCGGTATCAGGTGCGTCGTACAGGTGCTCCGACCTGCTGGCGCCACCTACCTGGGCGTTGATCTTGGGTGGCCTGTAGCCGCTGGTGATGATCACTGGCCGCTTGAAGTGGTCCCTGGCCTTTTGGGCGAACTGGCAAAGCAGGACAGCGGTGTCGCACTGGTGTTGATGGATAAACCGCCTGGCCTCTGATTGCAAAACGATTTCGCCGTAGGTGATGTTGGGCGTGATCTGTGTGGTGAACGGCGAGCCAGGGCGAAGTCTGACCTGCTCTGGCCTGGGACCAGCGCGGTAGATCTCACCGAACTCGGCCAGCTGCTCTTGGCTAAGGACGCCTTGCAAGAAGTTCCAGGCTGCCATCTGGTGAGGCATGCCTTTGTAGTGCTTGGCAGCATCGACAAGCTTGATGTCAGCCATGAACCATCGGCTCCTTGGGAAAGATTTGGATGTTTTGCACCTTGAAGGGCAGTGGCTCCCAAACATCGCTTGTCATCGCCACTTCCCAGGCAATGCCTTCGGATGGCGCAACGACAACGGTTTGAAATGCGCCACGGGCTTTGCTGCCATCAGACATGAGAACCACGCCTGGCATACGGATGACCCAAGCTCTAGGCCGCACGGGCGGGTCTAGGAGCAAACCAGGTTTCTTTGCCGCTCGCTTTGGGGAGGTCCTCCAGAGCAGCGCCAAGAAACTGCGCGTCAACAGCTCCTTGAATGTTCCCCAGATAGGCGTCAAGCTCCAGGTCCCATAGTTCTGATCGTCGTTCTGCGATGGCACGATCTTCGTCAATGGCAAGCGATTCGTTCCAATACTGAATCGCTCCTGCCAGTGCGTCTAGGCGGTCATCGTGCTGCAAGCAGTTCTTGTCGACCGTGATGTGGGTCAACTGGTGGAACAGCTGGTACGCCAGCTTTACTTCTGCAGCATCGTCATCACGGCCGCGGCTGTCGTTTTCGACGACTGAGCGGTTCACGATCAGTCGGTGCTGGTTGAGGACTGGCTCTAGGGCTGCAATGATCCGCCGTTCCTTCTGGATGTTGGACCTGACCGGTTCGATGGTGCACGGATGGTGCAGCTGCAGGTGTGGCTTAAGCAAGGAAGCCAGCATCCCTTGGCCGAACTGATCCTCCAGCAGGATCAGGTTGACCTTATGGCGCTTGGCAGCCTGGGCGATGCCTTCTAGGACTGGGTCGGTGTAGCCCTGGCGGAATGCACCCATCTCCAACAGGAACAAGTTGCCGTTGAGATGGGCAACGATTGCGTAGGCGGTTTCGTCAGAGCCCCGGCCAGAGGGGTCAATGAACATGACGCAGCCTTGGAACGGCAACCAGTCGCCATGGATGAATGCAGGACGGTGGTAGTAGTCACCGGTGAAGCCAACGGCTGGTAGATCGGTCAGCCGATACTCGGCACCAGACGACCACACCAGTTTTTCTGGGGCATGGTCACTGACTTCCATGACCATGAGGTCATCCAGCCGCAACGGGAACCGCTCCAGGTCAGAGAGGCTGGTGTCCAGCTGAAACTGCAAGGCAAAAGCAGAGCGGCCATAGCTGACCTCCCGCTCCAGCAGGTCCATTTCAGAGAAACGACCAGGGTCAACGGGTTTGCCTTTGAAGTCTTGACAGCCTTCTTGAATGACTGGCGCCAAGTTGTCGCCGTATTTCTCTGGTTTTTCGGGGTACCTGGCTGGCCAGATACGGGTTGAAAAGCCTTTGAGCAGCAGCTTGTTGTAGATCGACTCTTCGGTCTGGGGTGTGCCGAGGTACATGACCTCACCACCAGGCTTGAGGATGGCGTTGTATTCCCCGACAGCTGACAGCAGCTTCTCCCGCATGCCGACAGACCACGACGTCGTCGGTGTTTCGATGTCATCCGGGATGATCAGGTCAGCACGAGAGCCAGTGATCTGACCAAAGATGCCTACGGACTTGACCGATGGGCTCTTGTCTGGCTTGGCGTAGCTGACGTCAAAGGCATGGACAGCAGCACGTTGGTCTTCACGCCTTGGTTCAAGGCATTGAAGTACCGGCATGTCCCGGATCAACTGCAAACAGAAGGTGGTGAAGTTCTTGGCCTCTGCTCCAGAGGCGCTGTTGACCATGATCTTTTGTTGTGGGTCTAGCCGCAGGCGCCAGAGCACGTAGGCCGCGGCCATCCATGATTTACCGACACCCCGATAGCCCTGAATGATTCGACGCTTGGGGCCGTGCTGCATGTATTCAGCGACGTCCAGCTGTATGGGTGTGGGATCTGGCAGGCCTAGGTGCTTCCAGACAATGCACAAGAAGTACCTGAAATCACTGGCAAACGGATCTGGCAGGTCTTGCCAGGTTGTTGCCTTGGTGGTGGCCATCAAGCCGCCTTACGACGTGGCATCTGTACGACCTTGTCCAGGTCTGGCAACGACGACACCAGGTCTCCAAAAGGTGTGCCTTCAATTGGCTGAGCACTGATGTTGTTGTCCTTGAGGAACTGCCGCAGGACCGACAGCTCACTGGCTGTGATGGTCCCTTCATCCAGCTTTTCTTTCAGCAGCAATGCCAACCCAAGGTGCAGGTCAGCCAGTTGCTCATTGATGTCGTGCTTTTTAGCCATGACCTTTAGTTCAAAGGGAGGCAGCTGCTACGGCTGATCCTCCCCAGACTGGCACCCACCACGGCACCGTCAACACTGTAGGGCTTCAGGCTCTATCCGATAAGCCGCCAGCTCCTTGGCTCTTTCACTGGCTGGCTTCTCGTACACATCCAAAATCGCCCTCTGCGCTTCGACGTGGTCCGGGTGCATCACCCTGTACTTCCTTTTCCAGGACCCCTGCCCACTAGGAACCATGTACAAAAAAGCAATCAGCCCGTCATCCAGCAGCAAGTCAATAGCCTTCAGCACCGTTGCCTTGCCCAGGTGACAAAGGTCGGCAATGGCCTTGTGCGACAGCTCTGTCGTCCCTCCACATTCCCCTCTCTGGTCATGCCATGCCGCTTCCCAAAGCACCCCATACACCAAGCCGCATGCTGGCCCCAACACCAAGGCCTCCCTCATCAATGGACAAGCACCATCCAGTCGAACAGCCATGAAGGGTTCTGTACAGAACACAGATAAGAACAGCCAGCTGACCATAGCCTCCTTAGACCCCAAGGGTCTCCAGGAGTACACAGATAAAGACAGCAGGCCTGGCGGCCTGGGACCTAACAGCCAAACAGCCAGACAGCCAGACACCTAAAGGATAAGCCTCTTCAACCCTGGTCAACTTAGGTAAACCAACTTTTTGTTCCGAAAATGCGAGGGGCTTATGCATAGGGCGTGAGTCGTCGTCACCCCCCATAGGGGGCCACCGGCGGGCCTGTGGTGGGCAGCCAGAGCCAGTAGTGAATGCCACTACACTGTCAGGGACAGGGATTTACAGGGGTCAACCGCCTGCGGGGTCGGACCCTGGCAAGCCCTGGGGAACCTGTAGGTGGTGTGTGCCGCCCTCGAACAAAGGGTCGAAACGGGGTGAGCCAAGGGGCCACGCTGGCCAAAGGGTCACCACCTCTACCCATAGGGGCTATGATGGGGTGAGGCAAGGTCGCCACCTGGGATCAACCCACAGGGCGACCAGGCCTACCCACCACAGCACCTAGACAGATGAACACTTGCGCAATGCCGGCAGCCGAGCTGCTGGCAGCTGATGGCGTCCATGGCGACGCTGTGCAGCAGGAACTGCAGGACAGCAAGGAGGCCATGTTGAGTTGGGCCGGCCGTGATGGCCGGTTCTGCCTGGATGACCTGGAGGCAGTCCTGCAGGGCCATGGGGAAAGCCTCAGGTCCTGGGTAGACGCATGCGATGAGCACGGCTTCGATGCCGTGTACAACGCAGAGGCAGTCCTGACCTGGCTGGGGTATTGACGTCAGCACTGGGCCCTACGGGGTCCTCTGCTGCCCTCAAAGCAGCAACCCACCACAGACCACAGAACCATGACAACCGAAGAAGCACGCGATGCGGTGCAGTACCTGGCCGACTGGTCAGAAAACTGCGAACACCCGACTCCTTTTGTTTTGTTCCTTGACCTAATCGGCTGGAGTGAAGACAACTACGGGGAGCGGATGTGCTCCGACCGCACGCCCTGCATAGGGTACGTAGAGGCCTACAAATTGGCTCAAGCACTAGAGGCCTGGTCAGACCATCCCCGAGACGTCGAGACCCAAGTGGCCGACATCGTCGAGGCTGAACCATGCTGAGCCGCTACGTCGTACCCGTGGCCGCTGCTGTGGGGTCCGCCGTCTTTTGGACGGTGGCCTTGCAGGAGCTGGCCCGGCAGCCCGTCACCCATACGGGCACACAACCCACCACCACACACACCACAGACCGATGATCATTTGATCACCACCAGGGCCCCAGCAATGGGGCCCACCCTTTCAACCCATGAACAAATGCAACAGGCGCCGCACCCACTACGGGCAGCGGCGCCATGCTTGCCACGCCCGCACGTCGGGCACCCACCCACCACCACGCACCCATGAACATCAATGCGTTGGCTGCAGCCTTGCTCCATGCGTTGGCTGCACCATGATCGAACCACACAAGCTGCTCCTCGAAGCATCGCTGCGCCTATTTGCTGACGGCCATACCGAACTGGCACAGGACGTCAGACAACTGGCTCAAAGGTGGACACCAATCGACGAGTGGCGCCTTGTATCAGGCGACAAAACCATCACACCCCCAACCCAATCCAAATGACAGACCTACCTACTGACTACCAATTGATGCAGCTGTACCGGGACTGGTGGGAGGCCAGCTACGGCAAGACACCCAACAGCCAGGCCACCATCATTGCCGCGGCCTTTGGTCGCCATGTGTTGGACACCTACCTCAAAGACCATGACGATCAGTGATTCCGAGGTCATGGCACGGCTCAGACATGAGCTGCTGAACTCCATGTACAACAGCTTCCCTGCACCACGCACCACCCAACAGCTGGAGTCCGATTGCAGGACGCCCTTCCTTACCCGTGACAAAAGCTGGTACAAAGACGCAGTTAAAGAACAGCTCAAAGTTCTTTCACATGCTGGCTTGGTGCGTCCTATGCACGGTGGCTACACAGTTACAGAAAAGGGCAGACGTGATAGGCAACAAGCCGCACGTTTCTTTAATAACAAACCACCTAAAGATGCAGCATGACACAGTCAAGAGTTTCAAAGTTCGACCAGTTGGCAGAATCAATCACACACAACAGGCATTCCGATTATGGTGATCCTCGTGTGTCGTTTGATCGCATCGCCTTGATGTGGTCTGCCATTACTGGCGCAGACATCAATGCACAGCAGGTTGCTCACATGATGATCGCCTTAAAGCTGTGCCGTTTGCAACATTCAATCAACCATCTTGATTCCTATGTCGACATCGTTGGATACGCAAGATGCGCCGTCATCTGCGGGCCAGAGCACGAGTAAAGATGAAGACCTCCTGACCAGGATGCTTGATGCCTTCTGGTGTTTGGAGAACAACAGCAAAACAATGACCAGCAAATACCGCATGGTTGCTGTTGCTAAGCTGTTGGCTGATGAGATCAGAAGCTGGGCACCTGACAAGGGGCAAGCCAAGATCTGCCACCTCGCAATCACAGAGGTGGCTGACCGTTTAATCCGTGACACAACCACAGATGTACAACCCTGAATGGCGTTCAGAAGATGAGCGCAGGATCCGTGTTCTTGATTGCCTCTATCTCATAGATGGCAGGGCACAAAAAGATCACCCTTTACATGCCACATACACAGGCCTGTGGGAAAAGTACAAAGACGACAGGCGTCATGTCCAACAAGCGTGAAGCGTCGTATGTACTGGGCTGGCAGGAAGACAACCCGCCAGCACTGGGCGAAGGACTTAGTCGCACCAGCAATCCAAGGGCTGTGCTCTGGAGGGTGGACGTTCAGACGGGTAGCGCCCGTCCAATGATCACCACCGTCAGGGCCAGCACCAAGACGGAGGCTCTCAAGTTCTCCAAGAACCGCTATCCAACTGCAATCTCAATCAAAGTTCTCGGCAAAGCCAATGACAAAATCAACTGACCTCGAAGAAAACATCTACGTCCTGTACGACTGGCGGCCAGGCAAGGAGGACGCCGACGACAAAGGCAACGTCCTGTATTTCAAGCCTGGCTTTGGCTGGTACTCCGGGTACTGGCAAAGGCCGCACATGGAAGGCACCACCCACTGGACCTACCTGCCCAAGCAACCACCAGTTGCAGAAGATCCATCGCTCAAGCGGGATGAGCAGTTCAAGCAATGGCTGAGCACATTCCCTGCCGAAGCACGGATTGAAGATCTGCCTGTGTCGTTGCTGCGCCTGGGCTGGAACGCAGGGTGGGACCGTGCGCACAGCCGCTGAGCAGCTGCACTTAGAGCAGCGAGAGATGCTGATGCTGGGTACGGACAGGTACGAACTGCTCCGCAACCAGCGCATCACCAAAGGGATGGAGTCCCTGTCTGGCTACGGCAATTTGCTGGTCGAGCTGGGCATTGACGGTGTGATCAAAGAGATCAGGCACCATCGTGCTCAGCTCAAGGCAGGCAAGGCAGGCAAGTATTACGCCCACCTTGGTCCGCTGATGACCATTGCCCCGCACAAGGTTGCTGCCGTGGCCTTGCGCGTGGTGGTGGACAAGATCAGCATGCCCATCCGCATCAACCACCTGGCCTATGAGGTGGCTGAGAAGTTATGGATGGAGGCCATGCTGCAGAGGGCCACCCGATGGGAGCGGCTCAACCACAGACGAATGAGGACCCGGTTCAGGGACAAGATCAAAGACATCAAGCGCATGCGGAACACGGAGACGTGGACCGGTGAGCAACGAGCGGCTATTGGTGGGTTGCTGGTGACTGTGATTGCGGACAAGACCGGGTTCATCAAGATCGAGAAGCGGAAGAACCGCCACCGCTGGGTGGTGTATGTGTCAGCAACCGAGCAGTGCTTGGACTTCATCTCCAAGTACAACGACAGCGGTCGCATGCTGTGCCCGTTCTATCTGCCGATGGTGGTGCCGCCTCGCAAGTGGCAGACACCAACAGCAGGCGGATACCTGACCGACGTGCCTGGCTACGGCCTGGTCAAGTCGCAAGGGCAGCACATCATTGATCACACCACTGGCACTGAGCCCTACATCCAGGCCGCCAACCGCCAGCAATCGGTGGCATGGCAAGTGAACAGGTGGGTGCTCGAACAGATGGAGCATGCCTGGGAGAAGGGCATTGGTATAGGCAAGCTCATCCCAAAAGATGGCTGGCCCGCACCGCCCTACCCCAAGCACCTACCTGATGACCACCCAGAGGTGGGTGAGTGGCGGTTCACTGCCCGCCAGGTGCATGAGAAGAACGACAGGTCACGCAACAAGCGGATCGTCGTAGCCAAACAGCTATGGCTGGCACGTCGCTTTGCCGCTGAGCCAGAGCTGTACTTCCCCATGCAGCTGGACTTCAGAGGCAGGTACTACTACAAGCCACCGTTCCTGAACCCGCAGTCCAACGACATCGGCCGAGCCTTGCTGCAGTTTGCCAACGGCAAGCCCATCAAGGATGAGGTCGAAGCCGAGTGGCTGTGGGTACACGGTGCCAACTTGTATGGCCACAGCAAATTGAGTTGGCGTGCCCGGCTGGACTGGGCACACCAGAACAAGGAAGCTATCTGCCGGTCCGGCATGGACCCATGGCGCATGGCTGAGTTTTGGTCCCAAGCCGACGATGCCTGGCAGTTCCTTGCGTTCTGCCGTGCTGCTTATGAGTACGTCGAGTACCGGCACACCTTTGTGTGTCAGCTGCCTGTCGTACTGGACTGCACCTGCTCTGGCATCCAGCACTACTCAGCCCTGCTCCGCAATGAGCAGATGGCTGAGCTGGTAAACCTGATGCCCAGCGACAAGCCACAGGACATTTACACCCGTGTGCTGAACGCTGTCCTTGAGCAGCTGCGTGCGGACAGGGACAGCCCGCACGCCAAGTCATGGCTGGAGCTGCAGCCAGATCGCAGCTTGACCAAGGCTGTGGTCATGACCATGCCGTACTCAGCCACCCGCAATGCAGTGTTCAAGCACTGCCAGAGCTGGGCGTTTGAGCGGATGCTGGAGCTTTACGGATCTACCGCATGGAAGTTCAAGGCTGGCTCCATTGCCGCCATGCACTACATGACCACGATCCTGTGCGAAGAGACAGCCAACATGATTGGTCCAGCCAAGGCAGCAATGCTTTGGTTCAAAAAGCTCGGCAAGCTGGCTGGTGAGAACAACATCTCACTGACCTGGTCGTCGCCCTCTGGGTTGCCGGTGCGTCAGCACTACATGGACCTGAGGCCAGTGCGCATACCGCTGCACCACCTCAGCCCTGTTGTAAAGACGATTGCCTTGGAACAGGAAACCCTGGACCTCAACCCAACACGCATGGCCAATGGCCTCAGTCCCAACGTCATCCATTCCTTGGACGCCAGTCACATGGCGTTCGCCACAGTGGATGCGTTCGCCAATGGCGTGACCAATCTCGGCGGGATTCACGATTGCTTTGCAACCACACCCGCAGAGATGAGGCAGGTGCGGGACTCAGTCCGCAACACCTTTGCCTCCATGTACTCAGAGGACAGGCTGGCATCCATCACCTCTGAGCTGCTCGCCTGCCTGCCAGATGAGCTGAAGTCCAAGCTGCCCAAGCGCCCTGTCGCCGGCGGCCTGGACATCAACACCGTCCGCACTGCCACCTACTTCATTACCTGACCATGAACTACAACCTCATCGACAAAATCAAGCTGACCACCCCTGCTTGCAGACTTCAGTACCCGAAGCTCATTGAACCTGAGACCAAGTTCAATCCCGAAGGGGCGTACAAACTGACTGCTGTGATCGACGCAGCCGAAGCAACCGAGCTGGCTGATGCGTTGGATCAACTGCTGACCAAGCACAAGCAATCGCTTAAGGCACAGGACCCCAGCAAGAAAGACTGGAAGCTGGCTGATCTGCCTTATGGGTTCGAGGACTTTGACGGGAAGCCCAGCTTCCTGGTCAAGCCCAAGATGAAAGCCAAAGGGATCGACCGTGATGGTCGGTCGTGGACTTCAGCACCTGCCCTCTTTGATGCCAAAGGCAGACCGGTCAAGGATCGTGATGCCCTCAAAGGC